GCCAAATCGTTGAGGCCAAGTTTATTCCAGAACCAACCGGCAGACAAAACAGCATAATGAGGCTCAACCAAAAGCTGTGGTTGATTAATAAGGTCAGCGCTAATTGCCGTTCCACAACGCTCATAGTTTTCTCGCCCAGTTAATTGAATAACACCACGTCCATGATATTTCCAGCCATCACCTTCTTCTGTATTTCCCATGCGTCCTGCATATACTTTGTTTGCAATTTTTTCTGGATTATTTGCAAATTGTTGAGCCACATCTGGACTAGGAAATCTTGAGGGCCATGTACGCATAAGTCCATCGGCAGAGTAATGAAGGTTCTCTTCCAAAGTTCTGAAATTGTTTGACTCATGTTGGCACTGTCCTATAAAAAATGCTTGGCGCTGCGTAGTATTAATATTATACCGAGCAAACATATCTATTAGTGGGGTATACCATGTTGCTGCGTCAATACCAAGCTGTGTTAGTTGTTCTGGTTTCATTCGTCTGAACCTATTTTAATACCTGTAATTAATCCAATAAAGCCACCTACAATAGTTTGGAAAGCTGGTCCGACTATTTCAAATAACTTGTTGTTGTCTACTTGAGGGTCAAAAAAACCCATCATAAATACGCTTACCATAGCTACTACCGTTACACATAAAGTAAAAGTGGCAACCAAAGTCACCCAAGCGGCTAACTGCTCTTTACTCATTTGACATTCAACTGCTCATTAACCCACTGCTGGAGCGTAACTACTTGGAGGGTTGTGGCTGCGCAATCTGAAGCAAGTTGATTGTAGGCGGCGATTGCATCAGAGAGCTTGGTGGTTGAGGAAATGCCGGACACTGCACCGGAACCATTGTTGTTCCGCACCCCGTTAGCATAATACTGGCGCAAAAGAGCAAGCTTCGCATCATATTCATCTTGGATTCCTTTATTAACTAATTCTTGTTGTTTCTTGATCGACTCATTTTCTGCTTGTTGTTTCTCTGCTGCAATAAGGACCTGATCTTTGTAAATAGTAAAATCACGATCCCTAGTATGCCAGCCAGCGAAAAACACACCACATACAAGTAAAATAAGTAGACCAGCTTTGACATAAGTTATTATCGGTAATGGAAACATTACGCCTCCGGTTCAGAGTTTTGTTTCATCATTACACTAGCTCCACCAGCACCGGAAACAATACCTAATGCCGAAGCAAGTTCGGTAAGGCTAATAGACTTAGCTTCCATTACTTCATAAATAGCAATAGCAATAACGGCAATAAACCCAATAAACCAAGTCCAACGACCTAGATCATGCGTTTGGTTATCTTTGCCAGTAAGAAGTTGTTTAAATATTTCATTCACTTAATACTTACCTTCAGCAAACATATTGGCAAATACTGTCCCATCTTCTAGCGCTTCAATTTCATGCCACTCAATAGCAACTAAATTAATAGGTTGTGTATCTTTAGTCATTACAAGCTCTTTACCATCTTTGCGAACCATGCAAGAACCTGCCATACACATAGTAGCGTGAGCATAAAGATGGTTATGAGCCGGTAAACCTTCGCCTTTGTTTGCATGAAATATGTTTAAAGTAGACCCATCATAAGTAAGACTATGCGCTGGTGGTACAGCAATTACACTACTTTTTGGAATTACTTGGTTCATAATGTTTGTGTACCAGTAGACTTAGGCTGGGTAATAGACGCTTTTGCTGCAGCTTCAGCAGCAGCTGCTTGATTTGCTGCTACTTGTGCATTAAAAGCATTTACACAATTATTTGCCCAATCTGGTAAAGCATTAATCACTTCGTTTGCTGGTTTAGTAAAATCTGTATTATCTTTAAACTCAATCCAACCAAGATTAGTTTTCCACTGTAAAGCATGGACATTTGCAGGTATACCGCAAATGGATAAATTTAATCCAGCAAGCGCAAATCCATCTAAATATACAGCGCCATCTTCAACAATAATTGTTACATTACTCATGGTTTTACCTCAATTTGTTTAAGTTCATTTTCAATAATTTGTGCGGCTTTGGTTGTTTCTATTAATAATTTTTGTGATGCTTCGTTTGCTTTAACCATTTCATTTCTAAAACTTTCAACTGCCGCTGCGGTAGAATGTTGTTGTCTTGCATTATCGATCATCATTACTGGTAACCAAGCTACCGCACAACCCCATTCATTTACATCTGTTCCAGTTTGCGGATGTTTTCCTTTTATTTCAATAAACCATGAGCATTCCCATAGTTTGCAAGGTTCAAAATTATTTAACGGGCAATTTGATTTAGATTCGAGTTTCACTTTATCCTCTAGTTAGTTTTTACTGCAAAGAATGTGATTTGCGTATTGTACGTTAAGCGTAATAGCTGAAGATGATCCTGATGCTGATCCAGAAATTGAGTGAGAGTGCGACCCACCACCACCAGTGTTGTTGCTATTGAATGAGTAATTACTAAGAGCTTTATCATAAGGTGCGTATGGATTAGTAGGGTTACAACCACAATTATATGTGCTATAAATAGTTGCATGGTTATGGCTTGGTATCTGTCCAGTAGACAATGTTGTTGCTCCAGCAGAAAGCCCAGACACATTGACAGAAATGCTAGGAGTCTGATTGGTAAATACTGAACTAAATGCAGTTGAGCCGCCAGTTGTGCCGCCAGTTCCAGATACTATTCTTAAAGCATAATCATTAAGCGAAGTAACCTGTGTCCAGCCAGTAGGAGCAGATGCTTGATAAAGCACAAATACAGAACCTGATGGAACTGGGTTTGAAGCTAAAGTTGACCCATCACTAAAAGTTATGATTGTGCCTGAAGTTGTAATTGACATTTATTGCTCCTATTATGGGGTAGTACCGGATATAACCGATGTTAGCACTCTAAGATTACCGGACGAATCCAAGCTAGCTACGTTTGTGCCATTGTAATTAAAATAAAGTTTTGTACCGCTAGGCGTTACGTTCCATCCACCAGTATTCGCTATAGCATTTGCATAAGGCGCTGTGCCTGCTGAATTTCCCGTACCGCCAGAAGTCACCGCTAAAGGTGTAGATAAAGTAACAACACCACTAGTAATGGTCATGGCGGTTCCAGTTCCGCCTACAAAAGCTAAAGTGCCAGAAGTATCCGAATTAATAACAAGCGAAGTTGCCGTAGTTGTGCCGGCTGTTAATGTAGTTGCCATATTAGGTTCCTGATGTAGAAGCTAGCAAGTAGTACGTTGTGCCATTAATGTTTACGGCAATTTTATTAGTCACAGTATTGGTAGATGAACTTGATACCGCAGTGGAAGCCAAAGCGTTACCGGTTACGTTAGGAAAAGTAATAACTGTGCTACCAGCAGATGCTTGGGCAGCTAAAGCTAAAGTACCACTTGTGTCACCGCTTATTGTAAATTGAGCCATTATTTGTCCTTATGGTGTTCCGTTTGGAGTTATAGTACTAGCAGAAACTATAGCGCCGGTAGAGCTTATTGATGCAACTGGTGTGCCTTGATAATAAATATACAACTTTCCACCAGATTCAGAAATTGAAAAATTAGTTGTTGTTAGGGTATTTGCAGAACCTGTAGTTAAACTTGATGCGGTTCCAGTTAACCCTGTTCCGGGTCCTGAAAATTGGTTGGATGCCGTAATAGTAGACCCCGTTAAAGAGCCTACATCTACTAGATTACCAGTAACACTTAAGTTACCATTAATTAAAAAATTACCAGCAGATCCGGTTTGCGCTGAGTAAAAACCAGTAGATCCATCACAATATACTTGGGCAGTTACACCGTTAGGGATAGTAATAACCGACCCAGTAGAAGCACCGATAGTAATGGAATTGCCACCAGTTGTATTGTTAGTAACCACATACATTTTAGGAACTAGTGGGGCAATAACTTGATAGGTAGTGTTGTTTGTTCCTGTAACTACCAAAACCATATTGCGGGCTTCGTCTAGCAAACCATTAAGATTTGATAGGGTATAGTTGGCGTTTGCCATAGTAATGGTCTGTACACCAGCTACGGCTTGTTCAATTAACTGCCAGTTTGTATTGGTCGTAGAACCCCAAATTCCCGACTGCTCGCCGTTCCCAATTTCTTGGATTTTTAAGCTAGTTGTATATGAAGATGACATACTTATCCTTATTGCTGCGTATTATTAATTACTACCCAGTTGGGGGTTTGCGCATCCCCAATATTAGACCAAGTTACGGATCCAGTGTTGTTAATGGCATTCCACGTAATTGTCTGATTATCGTTGATTTTAAACCATCCTGTGGTAAATAGGGAGTCTAAAAGACTAAAGTTTTCTGTAATAGACTCTAGGAAAGCCGACTGGGTAGCGTTAGAATCGGCTAAATTCAAGTTTTCAGTAATAGTTAAAATAAATCCAGAAGCTGCAGTATTGGCATCGGCTACGCTAAGGTTTTCTACGATAGACAAGAAAAACACGGAAACAATGGTTTCTAAGTCCGCCAGCGTTAAGTTTTCCGTTCTAGAGGCAGCAAACTGGGCAGTTATAGTTTCAAAGTCAGCCAAGGTAAATGCTTCGGAAACTGATTGGGAAAATTGAGCAGTAATGGCCCTAGAATCAGACATAGTAAATGGCTCAGTAATAGACTGCCCAAACGCAAACTGATTTGTATTAGAGTCGGCAAAATTAGCGCTTTGGGTAATGCTTTCTAGTGCGGCAAAATAAGAAGATGGTGTATCGGCTAAACTAAAGTTTTCGGTATCGGATACGGCAAATGCGGCAGTTATAGCCTCAGAATCTGCAATGCTTACATTTTCTGTAATGGATTCTAAAAGGGTTGCCGTTGCAGTATTGGAATCGGCTAAACTAAATGCTTCTGAAATAGTTTCAATAAACAACCCTGCTTGCGAATTATTGTCCGTTATCGTAAAAGGCTCTGTAATAGACTGTAAAAATGCAAAAGTTTGGCTGTTAGAATCAGCTAAACCAGAATCCTCAGTAAGAGAAAATACATAGGCATTACCACCTAATGCGGCAAATGGAGCTTGGGCAAAGGCGGTTATTCCGAACATTAGCTATCCGCAGGAAGTGGGGTGTTTCCTTCAGCCACCCATTTTAGATAGGCTTGGTAATCTGTATTGTCAGGGTCAAAAGGAATAAAAGCATTGTCTGATAAACGAATTACACTTTTATTTCCATTTAAATTATTAAATAATTTATACATTTATAACTCCGAGCTAGCAGTAAAGTTATTAAAATAATATGCGGAGTTTGCAGTTGATCCAGCAGTTTGTTTAGTTAAAAATCCATTTACAGTTCCATCAGAACCAGAAGGAGAACTCCAAGAACCACCATTATATGCATTTGTTACAGTTAATGTAGCAGATGTTCTTTTTGAAACTTCATATTGAACCCATGTTGCAAAAGCTGAACCACTTGTTGTGTATCCTTGCCAACCAGCAATACCAGTTTCATAATACCTCTGACACAAAGCTAACTCTTGCTGATACTGACGATACTCAAATCCAGTAGCACTACTTCCTACTTCTAGTTGAACACCAGTAATGTAGAAGGTTGCTCCGTTTGTTCCTACTACGGATGTTGCGCCTGTGGCTGATTGGTATTGTGCTCCAGCCCATGCACCAGCGGTTCCGCTTTGAGTTGTTCCAACTCCTAAACCAAAATACACACGAATACCAACACCATTGGTTGTGAGCCAAGTTCCTGCTGTATCACCAGCAATTATTACGCTAATTTGAGTCCATGTATTAGCTACTGGAATTGAATAGGTAAACGGATATGAACGGCTTACTGCACTATTGGACAACGCACCGCCAAAAGTACCAGTTAAACTAGATTGCACCCAAAATGACAAAGTAACTGTTTTAGCGTTTGCTGTTCCCCAAGCCAAATCACGACAATTCAAGCCTTCAATATATTGCTGAACAGTAAAAGTATCACCTGAAGCTACTGAATAAGCAGAAGAAGATGTTACCAATAAAGAGTTTGTAAACCCTGCTGGGGCAGTTGAAGATTGCTGAATGGTAAATTTAGATGACTGAGTTTGATAAGTATTCCATCTATCAATAATATAAGTTGCAGTACCGATAGCAGGAGTGACTGTTCCTAAAGCATATTGATTTACTACACATTCACCATTGATAATGCGGTTCTTTAACATAGAAGCATCACCAGCACCTAATGAAGTATTGGCAACAGAAGTGTTAATTTTGTCTATAGTTGGTGTAGTAACTGTAGGGCTAGTTGCCAATACAACAGAACCAGACCCAGTAGATGTAGTAGTTCCAGTGCCGCCGCCAGCAGGTTGTAATACTCCTGATGAGTTTATTTGCGAGCTTTCAATAGCTACGTTATTCGCTTGTGTCATTTAATTTTGCCTTTAGTTCTTTTACTTCTGCAGATAGCTCTTTAACTGCTTCAATTAATAGACCGACCATATTACCGTAAGATACTGATTTATAACCATATTCACCATCTTCTGTGTGGACTACTTCCGGCACAACTCGTTCTACTTCTTGAGCCACCACACCAATCTCACGTATACCATTTCTTAAATAGGTTACGCCCCGCATAGTTTCTACTTTAGTTAAAGCATCGGCAATAGTTTCAATATCTTGTTTTAAACGTTCGTCAGAAGACGATACATGCGATACAGCAGTTAAAGCACCGGTAGAAGCATTATAAGAAACAGAATTAGTATTTGAAATATAAGCTGTTAAAGTTCCTGATGTAGCAGAAGAGCCAACTATGTAGTAAGTAGCATTTGTAGTCGTAGGAGTAACAGTAGAGCCACCCGAACCACTAGAAGCTGAAATAACTCTACCCTGCGCATCTACCGTAATATTAGCTGTTGTATATGAACCAGCAGTAACACCAGAAGTAGCTCCTGCAATAGTTACCGATCCGGATGCGTTTGTAATGCTAATTGCAGTACCAGCAGTTAAAGTTGCTGCAGTATAGTTTGTGCCATTTCCTATTGGAATCTGTCCATTAGACGGCGTTGTTGTTATTCCAGTACCACCATTACCAACTGCTAAAGTACCAGATAAAGTAACCGCACCAGAAGTTGCAGAAGATGGCGTTAATCCTGTTGATCCACCGCTAAATGATGTAACAGTTGTGGTTGTAGCTAAAGCAGAGAAATACTGAACCTCAATCAAGTCGCCCGTAATAGCACCGGTATTTAAAACAATAGATGTACCGTTTGTAGCCGTATAGTCAGACAAACCTAACTTAATACCATTACGATAAACACCTTGTAATAAAGCTGGGGTATAGGTTACGCTAAATGTTGTTTGACCAGACGTTGCGGTAAAGTCAGTAGTTGTAAGAATAGAGGAACCGCCCGGAGCAGTCCAAGCTACAGTTGACCCATTAGAACTTAATACATATCCACTTGAACCAATACCAAAGCGAGTTGCGCTATTAGTGCCGTTACCAACAATTAAATCTCCAGTGGTAGTAATTGGACTTAATGCATTAAAGGCGTTAGCAGCGGAAGTTTGTCCTGTACCACCAGCTAAAACCGGCAAAGTACCAGCAGTTAATATCGAAGGTGATGTGGAATATAAAGCGTAGTTAGAAGATCCAAAACTAGTTAAACCTGTACCTCCATAAGCGGAAGTAATTGCTACGCCATTCCATGATGCATTAGTAATTGCGGCGTTACCAAAAGAAGCAGTGGTTGTATTAAAGTCATAAGTATCTGGAATTAACGCATAGTTACTCCAAGAACCGGCAACTGTACTGCCCGCTTCTAAAAATATATAATCAATACTTCCGGGTTGAATAGTATCTACCGCACCACCAGCATTATCCTGAATGGTCATAGTCCCGCTAGAATCATTATCAAAAATGTATGTTGCGCCAGCAGGTACGGTAGTAGCATCCGGAAGCTTAAAAGTTTGACCGCCTGTTCCCGCAGTTAACTTTTGATAAAAGCTAGAAGCCGCAGTCATTGTAGTTGTAAGACTAGCTGCTGTGGTTACTGTAATTCCGTTAAACGTATTATTTGCCGCTATATTTACGTTGGCATCTCTTAATACAACCGAGTTAGCACTATTGCTAGCAGAAGTAGTAACGCCAGTACCGCCAGAAGCTACGGCAATCGTAGTAGCACTCCAAGTTCCTGATGTAATCGTACCTAATGAGCTTACGTTACCGCCATTTAAATAAACTGCATCTTCAGCAGGGTATGTAACAAATATGTTAACAGAGCCACTAAACGTGCTAACCGCAGTATTGGAGCTTGAAGACGATAAAATCGTTGTGCGTGTTAATGTTGGCCCAGAAGTAGAGTAAGTGCCAAGACCTACTTCCCAGTTACCAGAAGCATCTACAGCGCCATAATAGGTGGTGTTTCCGTTACCTACAACGGCAAAAGACTGATACCCTGCAACGCTTCCGCTTAATGTAAAACTTACGGTTGTGTTAGCAGAACCAGTCTGTTGGACTCGGTCATACAGCACTAGAGCCATTTAGGACTCCTTAGCTAGTCGCAGTTGTAGAATATGTAACGCTTACAGTATCGCCAGCTGTTGTTGTCTTAGCCGTACCAAATGCGCCAGCGCTGTATAAAGTACCACCAGTATTACCAAAAGTAGATGTAGCGCCAGTGCCGGTAACCAAGAAGCATCCACCAACTACACCGCCTGAACCAGTAATTGTGTAAGTAATTGCAGAAGCAGATGCTGTTACAACGTTAGAACCAGAAGTCGTATTATTATTTCCAGTAGGGGTTGTAAATACTGCAGTTCCACGGACAGCTGAAGAAGATACGGTATAGGCAGTAAATTCAGTCCAACCAGAGTGTGAAGTCATGGTATCGGTTGGCGAGAATGTGTTTCCTGTACCAACTACTAGTCCAAGATAAGGACCAACTAAAGCAACTGGTGAAGACAATAAAGTTTGGGAAAGCATAAAAATCTTGCCAACTTGAACTACTTGGTTAGGGAAGTCTTCAGTCCACTTTACATTACCATCTGCATCACGGCACTCTACATGGTAGTGGCCCTCAATACCAAATGTCTCGTCTTTGATAGCGTTAGTCTGCAGAGTAATTTCTGCGTGGTCGCCAGATCCTGTAAATTCTTTATGCATAATTACTCCTAGTCTGAACTACTATAGTTAATACTACTTGTGGTAGTACCAATGGTTAAAATTGCGGACGAATAACTCGCCGTTGGAAATTGCACGGTAAAGCTAGATGTACAAGTCTTGTCTGACCCAAAATTTAGTACAAAACACGCTGCGCCTGTAGTTGCATTGTATACTAACGCCCCCCTAGCGGTAAAGGATGCTGGGTTCCATACGGCATTGTTAAATGATACGTAGGTGACGTTATATTGAATGTTTTGGGTGGGTGGTACAGAAATAGTTAAAACCTGACCGCCAGCCGTATAGCCTGTACCAACTACTTCATTAACTGAAGTATAGGCTGTAGTTTGCTGACCTAGATTAGCCAACGCATTGTAAAGGGCAATCTTATAGGTTCCGGTAGTAAAGTTCTCATTACCGTTAAGCAAATTCTGCTGAAAAATTGTGCAAGAAGTTTGGGTAATCATGATGCCACATTACCTTTAAGATTAATATTAAGCTTGGTTTGACCGTCTCTGTAAGCGTCGCCACGATCAAGACCGTCACAGAAGCGTCTAAATTCCATCAAAGCTTCTTGGTATTTTTGCTCATAATTAGTTACTAAATCAGCTTCTTGCTTCATAAACAACATAGCTTCCCGCATAGCGCCGTAGAATAAAACGGGGTCAAAATTATCGCCTAGCCAGCTAGTTCCTGTAGCATTAGATACGCTAGATACAGTTAATTGAAAACCAGAACCAGTAGAACCTAAAGATGAGCAGGAAAGCACATCCCCTACAACATAGAAATTACCACCAAAAGTAATATTACAACTAGTGACAATTCCACCACTAATGACGATATTAGCTGTAGCATTTGCTCCTGAGCCTCCTGTTAATGAAACATTTTGGTATACACCGTTGGTATATAGCGTACCTGCATTACTGATATTAGTACCATTAATCTGACCCTGCACAATAGTAGGTGGGTAGTAGTAATAGTGCATTTCTATTGGGTAAGCTTGGTCTGGTGCAGGGGCTACCATTAAAGTCATTTCATTTACATCGGAATACTGCGAGCCAAATAAGGCGTAATACTTAGGCGTACCGCCCGGAGTTCCTTGATAGGTTGTACCATTATTGGTTGCATAAGGGTAGGCTTGACGCATAAAGTTAACGTCTTTGTTAATCAGATAGTTATACATCCCCGTAGTTGGGTCTATAACCGCTACTGAATAATTTGCCAGCCAGTCCATTGGAAGCGCTACATATTGGTTTCCAGCGGTCATTGTACCGGTTACATTTTTACGCAGCGATGGTACGTTTACTGAGTTATATATACGAAGTTCAGCCTCTTCCACAAAAACGGGAATATTTGCTACGAACAGCTGTTCAGTGTTCTCAGCGTAAGCTTGAATCGAGTTATATAACGTAATGTAATTCATTATGCCATTGGGCCTCTAGCCATACGACCTTTAGTTGCGGCGCCAGAACCACGAACTTCAATACCGTCTTCTTTTGGTCCGCGATCAATATTGCCAATACTTACACGCATAGGTACTGTTTTAGGAGTAACTTCATTTGCGCTAAATGTATTTGGGTCTTTTGCATCGTGACCGGTTGATTTGCGCATAGCCGCTACACCAGTACCGTTCTTTTCATACATCTCAGCAGGGCCATTATTTTTAGCCTTGCCAGTACGCATAGGCGAACTGTTCTTGGTTGTAGGTTTAATTTGGGTTGCCATATTAACGACCTCTTGAGGTTGATTTCTGATTCATAGCGCGAGCCATATTACGACCCATAGACTTCATAGCTTGACCAGTAACTCCGCCTTTAGCCATTTTTTTAACAGCCTTACCGCCCTTTTTCATGCCAGGCATTTCTTTTTTCTCAGACGCTTTAATCATTTTGCTGATTAATTTTTTGTCTTGAGCTTCATCATCGTGTTTCATTTTTGCTTTTTCCATAACTTTACCGCCTTTTTTCATGTTATCTTCTACGTTTTTAGGTTCAAAAGGTTCATTAGTCTTAATCCCCTTTTGTCTTTGCATTGCCATGTTAATACTCCTAAGTTGTTAGTACAGTTACTGTACCTATTGTAATAGCTAAATTTAAATCGTTGGGGGTAAAAGCATCTGCAAAACCCCGTGCCCCGCCCACAGGATTCCATGCCCACTGCGTTTGCCTACTACCGTCGCTAGGATAACCAGCATTATTTGTGTTGTTGCTAGCATTAGGGTTTATATATAACCCTGTACTTCCTGACGAATAATAACTTACATCTGGTCTTGGGTCACGTACTGCTTGTGGATCATTAACCGGATACATACCCAACTGCAACTGTGGCTGATCTGGATCCCAACAAGTACTACAAACCTTTACTTTATATGGTTTAGTTTTTAGGGTTTGAATATGTAACTGAGATAACTTATATCTTTGACCACAACGATCACATTCGGCAATCGCATATTTACCGGCTGAGAACTTATTTGGCATGGTTATCTATAGTAGAACATATTACGTGGTACAAACCGTAAAGGTGCCTTTTCCCTATCCTCATCCTGAGCCAGTTGGAACTGCTGTTCATAATCCGCTTTTAATAATGGAATACGGTTCATATCAATCTGCGGTAACTTCATAGCTAAGTAATACGCCAAGCCAGCTGCCATGCATGGAATAAACCGGAATGGAATGTCCTCAGTATTAACACCCGTGCCAGCATCCTGTACGCGACGCATGCGCCAGTAAACAAAGTTATATTGTGTACCGGGATTACCGGTAGGCCAGATGTTTATGTTTGGCAAATAATTGTTATATATGAGAGCGCCCGCTGAATGGGACGTTGCAGTAGTTCCGTTTTGAGCGCGGTAGCAGTTTAATAATTGGTTAGCGTTGCTGGTATTTGCAGTGCCAATATTTTGGTAAAGAATGGTTTCACCATCAATATTAATATAACCTTGAGTGCGTAAATTCTGAGTAGAGGTTACATAAATGGTGGTATCGGTAGCGCTAATAGGATAGCCGCTTGCAACGCTAGTAACTGGTGTCGAATCTACATTTCCGGACTGGCGGTCAACCCAAACTTGAATAGGACGCCCGTAAGCGTTTTTAGTTGGGATTGTTAAATAGGTATCCCCGGAGATCCGTGTGATATTAATATCGACCTGATTTTGGCCAACGCCTTGTCTGATGACGTGATCGTATAAATCAATGGTGTCTACGGGAATTGGGTAGCTAATCTGTCCGCCGTTAATGTTAATCGGAATCTGACCTTGTTCAATAGTCCAAAGGTTTATACCCCGATTCGCCCACTCAATGGTAAGCATATTAACGCTGCGGGCAGCGGTTCTAAAATCATATCCAGAACGAGATTGTGTGCCGCAACGCTCAAAGGCTTCCTCAATGAGGTCGCCCATGTCTAAATTAAATAGCGTTGTGCCGGAAGTAGCCATTACTTAGCCTTTTTAGCAACTTTAGTTGCCTTTTTAGCAACAGTTTTCTTAGCAGTTGGTTTTTTAGACGTACGAGTTGTAGCCTTTTTTACTTGTGGACGTTTCTTTTTTGGAGGTACAGGAAAAGGCCATGCGGCTAATTCTGGATTGGTTTTTTAGACGTACGAGTTGTAGCCTTTTTTACTTGTGGACGTTTCTTTTTTGGAGGTACAGGAAAAGGCCATGCGGCTAATTCTGGATCAGTAAAAATAACTTCCTCTTTTGGTTTGCTAAACAAACCCAGTATCCAAGAAACTAATTTCATTTTTTCATTCCTTTTAGGGTTTCCGCCAGCCTAGCCCGCTTACCCATCTTGCCGGGTTTCTTTGCAGCTGCAGCTAGTTTTGCTGACGGAATCTTTTTGCCAGCTGGTACGCCTAGCTCTTTATGCAGCGCTCCGGGTTTTTTAATAGCTTTTTGAATCCATTTTTCTGCCATTATTTTTTCCTAGCGGCTCTCATGTTATCAACTAAATTAGGATAAGGTCTACCGGCTGCTTTAGCCATAGCTTTTGCACTAGACTTTTTAGCAGCTGACATTTTTTTAGGTTTACCAAGCCCTTTTGGACGGGGCTTATCCCAAACCTCACCACCTTTTTTATACATAGTTACATCATTTGGATTGTCTTTACGGACAATCGTTTTAGCCTTAGGCATCTTAGATGGGTTAATATCGCCCATCCCACGACTAGCTTTCATTACTTAGCTTTCTTAGTCATGCCGCCACCACACATGGCTTTTACATGGTCGTGATGCATTTTGTGAGGAGCTTCACCGTACATCTTAGAAACTTTCTCTTGCTCATGCATGTGATCATGGCCTTTGCCATAGTGATGCTTAACGTGTTCTACATTGTGCTTGTGTTCCATAACTTTCCCACCTTTCTTATAGGCATTGCCCATTGCGTCCATACGACCTTCTTCCATGCCCTTACGAGCAGCGTCACCACGAGATCCAAAGACTTCGTAGTCCTGTTTAGCTTCAGCAGCTTTACCTTTTGCTGCGTTATCAGCGTAATACTTTTTTTGCTGTTCTGGGGTCATGATTATTTGCAGTTAACTAATGGACCATTACCGATGGTGTTACCACTCATCTTTGGATACTTAGTTTTAGTCTTACCACGCTCAGCAATACCATCAATGCTTGGAGCACCGGTTTTAACTTTTTGCATAGACTCACTACCCATTGTCTCTTTTTGAGAGAATTTTTTAGTTGCCATCATTTTTTCTTCACTTTCCCGCCAGTTTTTTTGCCGACGTATTTATTTAAATTAACATCTGGTGCATTCTTTTGTTGCCCTAGAATACTACCAAACCTTGTCTCTTGACGGTTAATTTGGTTCTTGCCGCCTCGAGTAATACCAACACCACCACCTAGACCAAATTTCTTACCTTTATCAGCTTTAGCAAACTCTTTACCAATAGACTGTTTAATCCCTACTTTTTTAGCAAACGATGGGCTATGCGCTACAGCCTCCATCAAATTATGCTGCTTTTTGCTTTTACTTGGCATTATTTCCCCAAATATCCTCTAAGTCCAGACCAAGCTAAGCCTAGTAAACCAACTACTGCCATCCATACTAAACCAGCTAAAGTTTTTTCAATAATCGCTTTGCGTAATTGAGCGCGCTCAGCCTCTGCTTTAATAGCCATTCTAACCCATTGAATTTCTTCGTCGGTTAGTGGGTGATGCTCTACTGCTTCAAGAACTGCTTCTTTTAACAGAGTTATTAACTCAGATTTAGTTTGGTCATCTAAAGTCATATTAACATTTCCAACGTTTTAAGCTAGCTGCCTTACGAGTAGGTTTACCGTTTTCATCTTTCATCGGACCGGGCATACCAGACATTCTTGCACAAAATGACTTCTTACGTGAACCACCTTCAGGTTGCGGAGCCTTTAAATGAGACCCCGTTTCCCGATTATATTTTGCACGACCTTT